GGCAAGAGCAGAAAAGATAAAACCGTACTGGTCAGTAGTTAGCGCGTAACCAATCCACAAGACTTCGTTAAAAAGAAGCACTAGCCAGCCCCAAATAGTTTTACGTCCAACAAAGTAAATCCCGCCTACACCTATAACAGCAAGGACCCAGGACCCATACTCCATAATCATGAGTACCCTCTCATTCTAGTTTGTATAAGAATCTTAAGGTCATCAAGGGTACCGTTGTTAAGAAATATTTGGTCAACCTTTTCACCATCCATGGCGGTTTCTGACGAGTGAGCATTTACTGGGATAACCCCACTGCGCCTTATGCGCCAAATCTGTGAGTTGTCGTAGTCTCTAATAGCCTTAGCTTCATTTGGATACCTAACATCTGTAATAACATAGTTAACTTCTCCAAACAACTGAAGTTCATTTAATGCTTGCTTTACCCAAAACATATCACCAAAAGTTTTACGAGCGCCGACACCTAGACTCTGTAACATAGTGCGAATTTCTGGGAAAGCAGTCTTGGCAACATCCCAACCGTAACTATCAACAACTGGTTGGACCCTATACCCACCATCTTTAACTATAGGGTTCATCTCATAAAGAAGTTTGCGAATAGGGTCTGCAAAAGCTATGCGTGTATAGCCATAGTTTTTAACAAGGATATCAGCAACAGAGTCTTTGCCAGACTGTGCATAACCTGTAAGTCCAATAATCATCGAAGCGCCTTCTTTCCATGAACCATGTGACGAGCCTTCTCTAAGCCGTACTGTATCTCGGCTTTGCTCATTCCGCCAACATCTTTCATTTCGGTCTGCTCATAATTAAAAAACCAAGCTTCCTTGCCATACTCTTGACAAAGAATTAAAAGGTTTACGGACGACTCACGCCCAGACGTATCATTGTCCATAGCAAAGATAACCCTATCGGCTCCTCTAATAACATTAAACTGTTGCATGGATACTATTGAACCGTAGGTACTAACCCCACCTTTAATCCCTACAGACGCTAAGCGAACAACGTCTAACGGCGACTCAACAACAATCATGTCTCCGCCTGTGTATTGTTTAAAACCAAATAGGGAGTTACTTTTCTGCACACCTGTAGGTTGATTTCTAAAAAACCTAGACTTGTGACCCTTCTCCTGCCACCCCAATAACTTATGTGTGTATGGGTCGCGGATAACGGTAATCCAATTACTGTGTCTGTTATCCCACAACACTTCATACTCTGCTGCGGTTGATGCTGTTAACCCTCTAGCTTTTAAAGCGTCATCTGGTGGAGTACCAAACGCAGCAAGCATAGACTCCGTTATATAAGTTAACTCTTCAAATATTTTTTTAGGCTTTACTGCTTTTTGTAGTGCAGCACTAAGATTTGTTGTTCCATCTTCAAGCCACTCTTTAGATTTATCAAAGTCCCACTTTTGAATATAGGAAACCAAGGACAGCAGTCCGCCTTTGAAGTGGCATGAAAAACAGATATGGGCACCTGTGTCTGAGTTAATCCACCACGACGGGTTACGGTCTTCGTGGCCCGTACGCTCAACGTGTGCTGGGCAATAGCCTTGGATTTCGGAACCTCTAGTAGAAACAACTTCAATACCTAGCCTTTCAAGTGTGTCTTCCATTTCCTCTATGGTCATAGGTCACTTCCATCAATCTCACGGAACTGGCCATTATTCCAATCCCACATAAGTGATACCTCTGCGCGTCCAGAGTTACGGCTATCAAGAATCTTTAATAAACGTGTGTCATCTACCGCTTCATCTTCACGCTGTAAACCAAACAACACGTCTGCGTCTTGGTGGAAAGAAGATGAGTAACCAATAGAGTCGGCTGTTACCTGACCCTTGCTCATCTTCCATTTCAATGCTTGGGTTGATACAACAATAGGCACCTTAAACTTTTGAGCCATGCGCTTTAAAGAACGAGTAATGTTAGTAATAGCAAGTGGCTCGTTGGACTTACCAGTCTGCTCATCAATCATCAAATAGGTACCGTCAATAAATACAATGTCTGGATGCAAGACCTGAATTTTGCTAGCAATACCAGTTACGGTCATACCTGATGCGGCATCAACTAACCAGAACTTCTCACGCATCTTTGTAATGTTCTCAAGCTTTTGCTTATACCGTGCTTCTTCTTCTGGTGTTAACAAACCATTGATTAGTCGACTGTGGGAAATGCGAGCTCGCATAGAGTCATAACGGGTAATCTGTTCGCTGTTGCTCATCTCAAAAGACTGGAACATAACTTTCTTGTCTTGCATGTGCACGTTCTGTGCAATCTGTAATGCAAGAGTTGACTTACCAGTCTTAGGTGGGGCCACAATAACAATTAACTGCCCGTCTTGTAGACCACCAGTTGCTAGGTCCATAGTTGGGAACCCTGTTGGAACTCCAAGAAGTCCTGGGTTGTTCTTGCGATACTCATACTCATCCCAACGAGATAGTGGCTCGTTAGTTACATCTAGGTCGCTGCTTTTACTTAAGCCATCTTCTTCAAGACTGGACATCCCGCTCTGTAATGTAAGAAGCGCTGTCTCGTGGTCTTGAGCATCAATAAATTTAATAGCACCATCAATCATCTTGATGGTGGCTGCAACACGGCGCTCTTTAACTACAACATCTATTAAATACTCAAGAGAGTCTTGTACATCTACTAATTTATAGTTAGGAAAGTTTTGTTTAATTACGTCAAGGCTTGGGACTTCAGCGTAAGTTGTGAAGTGTTCTCGGGTTAGCTTCCAGACTTGTTTATTATCTGGGTCAATAAACCAGGAGTCATGTACACCACGTTCAAATAAAAGGGCTAGGTCGCGGTCAGCAAGAACTTTACTTAGTAATTTAGTTTCATTGTTCATAAGCCTTTAAAGTCCCGTCCCCAGTGCCCGTATCGTAGGAGCCTTGATTGTATATCAACGACACCTACAACTTCAGGTCTGAGGGGTAACTCAGATACTAAATGGTTGACCGTATCGTATGCCGTAAAGTATCTAAACGGGTTAGTACCTGCCTTGTCAAGCTGGTCAACCAATGTAGATAAATCTTGTTCCGTTAAATCATATGAAACAAGCTCTAATGTAAAGCCTGTTCTATTTGTATACAGGTACAACCAACTAAGGATGGCCCTGTCAATTTTTTTATCTATCTTAACAGTTGGAATTATTTTAAACTTTTTGCCTTTTTTAATTTCAAGTGTTAAAAAAATGTCGGTGGTAACCAGTAGCCTTTTTGGTAACTCGTTACTTATATCCCCATGCTTCATGGGGTTAGAATACCTCTATCTTTCCAAACTTGATGACAAATTCTCGAAAGTCTGTATTAGATTGGCGAGCTTTATCCGCGTCGTCTTTAGAAGCACGACTAGAGATTTCTAGAGGATAGTTTCCGTTATTATTTTCAATGCGCGTCTTTACAAACTTAACATGCTTGCAAGTGGCACGACCTTTAAAGCCAGGACATGTACAAGATAATTTCTCAGTTCCTTCTTGAACTGATACTTCGTAGATTCCTGGACCTGGGGTCTGAGTCTGGCTTAGGAAAACCTGTACCAGTCTGAACTCTTCATTCACAGTATTCCTCATTTACGTAGGTCTCCTCTTTGTGACACGACTGGTAAATAGGCAAACGCACCCCTTGCGAAACTCTCTGTTGCGTCTCCATAGAGGCCTGCCCAATCATTTAGTTCTACGTTTGTGGTAATAATAGTTGGTAATCCGTTGTTGTATCTAGTGCGCAAAAGATGATGGAGCATGTTCTTTTGCCACCCAGAGAGACCCGCATGTTCCTTACCAATATCGTCTAAAACTAATACACGTATATTGTAGGCATCCGCTAAAGACTCACCTAGAACACCATGATAGAGGGTGTCTTGGTCATCTGTCGGCTCATTCATCATAGAACCTTTGAGGTTTAAGAAATCATTAAAGGTCATAAAGTAACAAGGTCTAATTAATGACTCGCTAGCCTTTACGTCGAAGGCCTCAATTGGCAGGGTTAACATCATTTCTTGAATAATCGACAAAGCTAAAGTAGTTTTTCCACGCCCTGGGTTGCCGTATAATAGAAGACCTTTTCCACATGATGGGTTACCAGCAGCCCGTATTACTTTGCCATCAGCCACAGCCTGAACCCAAGCACGTATTTTTTTAATGTCTTCTGGGTCTGACTGTTGGCAATCATCCAAAGTCCAACCTTGAAGCAAGTATGGAATACCAGCAGACTGTATCCAGGAGCGACGTCTAACTTTTTGTTCCCCTAACTTATACATTAAAGCCCTCCCATGATTTAGATGCGTCATTCTTAAGTGCTGCAACATCAACATCAGTATTACTACTTCTGCGGATATCGGGAAGCATATCTGGCGCCCTCTTTATAAACATACGCCACACCTTATCTGGGTTGTCAAGTCTCTTGTCGTGCTTGATGGTTGATAAGAACTTATCAATTAAAGTTTTTTCTTCTTCACCGTTGGTGCCGTGCTTTTCGCGGAGCAACTCAATGGCGCCATTTAATCCAGAGCGGTTGGTTGTCCACTCAGCAATGTGCCAGATTTGTTTCATCTGGTCCGCAAAGTATGTAGAGACTTGGCTAGGTGTCCAGTCCTTAACATCACGACTCGCAAGTTCAATAACTTTATCTGCATGACGACCTTGACGAGCCTCTGTTTTTTCGCGGCGCTTTCGCTCGCGGTCCTTTGCTTTTAAATCCGCCAAGTCATCAGGGTCAATTGGGTCCCCGCCTAACATCTGTTCTCCAATCTTTAGGTCCATCGTTTCAAAAGTTTCATTGTGGTCCGACTCCGTCGGACCCTCTTTTAATAAAGAATTTGTATATAGACTATTAGGATAATTAGCTATATTGCTATTCTGTGAAATGGAGTTGCCTTTTTTGGCATGCGGTCCGCGTTCCTTTTTGGCACTCCGTCCAGGTGCCTTTTCGGCATACCGTGACAGATACTCTAGTCCCTCTTCGGTAATTAGCAACTGACTCCAGTAGTGACCTCCCTGACCCCTACCCTTCTCTAGGGCCACGTAGCCCCTAGAACGGAGCTCAGTCAGCCCTGAGCGGATTACCTTCACCCCCGTCTGGAAGGCCTCAGAGAGGCCCTCAGCGCCCCGCAGAGCACCGAACGAGCGAATATGTAGGAGTATACCTAGGGCTTTAGGGCTTAGAGGTTCCATCGCCCTTATCTTTCTTCATCTCCTCCATAAAGACCTTGGCAAATATACGGGCTATGGCTTCGATTCCTTGATGGAGATTCTCCATATCCTCGACTTCGTCTTCTTCGTCTTCCCAGTCCTCGTCGTCTTCTTCGTAATCTTCCTCCTCTTCCTCTTCCTGAACAACCTCAGGCTCCTTCTTCTCTAGAACTTCTTCCTTTGGAAACTCTGGCTCTCTGATTGCTTTAATATCTGGAGCAGCGGAGATAGGGGATAGTCCGTCACTTAAGTCAAAACAAGGAACGTTATTTTCTTTACACACCGCTAAGATTTGCTGGGAGTCTTGGTCTTCGTCATCCCACAGGATAAAGGCAGAGGTCTTTGAACTTTTTAATTTCAAAGCAGCCTCCTCGAAAGGCTTTATAGTTACGTTCATGCTTGCCGAGGGTATACCTTCGTGTGTGGCATCCTCGGGAGCAAAGATTAAAATATCTTTGTGTTTATCTTTTGCGTACTGGGCAGCAAAGACTTGGCCTTGTGACGGCTTTAATTTATATGGGAGTACTAAAAAACCCTCGTTACCATTTGCATAGTAATAATCTTCCATAAGGGCTTCAATATTTGCCCGACTTGTTTCTCCGTTACCACCTACGATAACAAAGTACTTCTCCATAAGACCTCCTTGTTAGGAGACCCATACTACACAATTTCTTATTCTGGTCTAGTCGGGTTAACAACGGCGGGTTTGTATACAGCCACCCGTTCTACAATAGCTAGCAAGGCTGAGCCAAGAAACGCACCAGATACGGCATATAGTACGACTCCCTTGATAGTTGAAACTTCAACTAACCAACAGGCAATGCTTGAAAAACTAATTGAGGAAATAGCATTGGTAACCCTATTACTAATAAAAATACTTAGAATAGAAACTAGAGGTTCTATAACAGCAAGCAGAAAGGCTGTAAAGCATCCGATGAGTATTAGGTCTAGCATAGGGCTATCCTACTACGTCTTTGGTTGAGCAAGATACACGGCATAGGAAGCACCTAGGCCTACGTACTCGTCAAGGGCTCCTGCGTTCATACGGCTTTCAATTGCAACACGGTTCTTGTAGTAGTGGCTACGCCCAGCATTGGGGGTAGCGCCTTCCCAGAAGAGCTCAGCTGTAGAGCTAAAGCCTACGCTGCCGTCAAAGTATTCTAATACAAAGAAGCTATTTTCAAATAGAGCAGCGTCTGTAAACAGGGTGTTTGACGTTGCTAAAGGTGTCCAAGCAAGCTGCACATGTGCATAAGCTGCGTTATCTGGAGCTACAGCTGTAACACTAGCCCGTGTCCAGCTATTAACGTTAACAGGGAATGCACTTCCCGACGCTGTACTAATTACTGTCTTACTTGAGTTGTACCAAACAATAGACGGTGTTACAGAGTTAGAGGTCTGCCCAGCTTTTACGTACACACTAAATGAGTAGGCTGTCTCAGGGTAGTAGATTCCCATAAGGTCAGCTGATGTTGTAGTTGACTTAATTAAAACTTGAGTAGTACCTGAAGAGGTGACTCTAAATGCGTTTCCAGATTTGTAAACCTCACCTGATGTAACTGCTGTAGCAGGTACGTTTGTACCAGTTGCAGCATATGTTAACTCGTTATCACCAGCAGATAGTAAAGTCTTTACTCCGTCAAATGGTGCACCCATGTTTGTAATAACAACAACGTCGCTAGATTTGTGTGTACTGTGTTTGTAATAAGGGTTGCTACATTACTAGTTAATTGTTTACTTGTAACACTGTAAAAATCAATGTTAGGCTCTGCTGAGCCGCTTACAACTGTAGCGGTAGAGTTAGTTACAGACCATGGAGTTGTAGGTGATTCAAACCTAGGGTTGATAAGCTCATTAATTCTATTTGCTTTAAAAGTTAAATGAACATTTCTAGCATCATCGTAGGAAGTTACAGTAGCTGATTTCTCAAACTGAGCGGCATCAAAGAAGTGATACTCGTTTAAAGAGCTTGCGCCAACGCTTGAGATAATAACCTGTGGGACAGCGTAGTAACACTCTTGAGCTTTCTGTACAGATAGTAGAAGACCAGAACCTGTTCCACCAAGTAATGAGTTATTAATAGTAAAGACTGTGGTTGTATCAGCACCAGCTCCACCGTTAGGGATAGATGCAGAGACTACAACACCTCCGCTAATAAATACGTTTGCTAAAGGAGTAATGGTAGGTTGTTTTCCAGACACATAAGTAAGGGGAACGTTAGTAAAAGAGCCGTTACCGTACCCAGTTCCACCACTAGTAATAGCATTTAAAAATAGTTTTGTAGGAGCAACGTCCGTTACAAATGGACGAGCGCCAAGTGACCCGACAGTATTGCTTGCCGAATTACCAGTAGAGGTTTGGATTAAAACACCAAAGCGGTCATACCATTTTACTGCTGCCTGCATAGAACGAGAGTTTAAGTTAGAACCACTGTAAAAACTAAAAGTGTAGGTTTGACCGCTGCTAACAGGGACGCCATCAGTAACTGGGTTGTTATCTCCGCAAGATATAGTTACCTCAGCAGTTGCATCAATTGCGTTTTTTACAGCCAGCAGGCCTTTTCTTTTATTAGGGAACAAGGTTGGGGTTGTTGCTTCAACCCAAGGCTCTGGTTGTGGAAGGATGTACGGGGCTTCATTGATTGCATAGTTGTAAGCATTACGTCTAGACACGTCAGATGAAGTTAAAGAGTAAGAGATAGAATCAGCATCTACAGCTGTAATAGCTACAGACGTAACTGTTTTATTAAATATAGGGTACGGCACATTAAAGATAAAAATTTTCATTCCAACTTTATAGCCGTGTGTTCCAATAAATAGGCGACCTGTATTACTAACAACTGCAACTTCATTAATATCTTTTCTAGCAACTTGAGATAACGTAGCGCTAGAGTTTGGGGATACCCAGTGACCAATGCCCTCTTCAAAAGAGGCGTCGTTGTAATCAAGTAAAATGTTGTGGCTTACCTGAACACCCTCAATTGGAGGATTAGAAACGGTAGCGTCTTTGTTTTCAATGACTCCCCAACCAGTAAACCCACGAACATAGTTACGAAGACCGTCACGGCTTCCCTTTGACTTCTGTACAATAAGCGCATCTCTTAGTAGAACACGTGAACGTTCAAAGCCAATTTCAGGCTCGTAGTTAATTCCAAACTGAGTTAAAAGTGGGGATAAAAGTACGCCAGGAGTTTTTTCTGGGTTATATTTTTCTCTAGATATCTGAGCAAGAGACTTAATATAATCAAATTGGAACCCAAAAAGACTTAGGAAATTTCTTAGGTCAGCGTTGTCTGTTCCAGAATTGGCTGTGTATGGCTGTGTTAGCTTCATAACTTCTGGTACGTAGTCGTATAACTTTGTTCGCATATTGTAATTAAAAACAGACAGACCAGAAACGCGTCCAGCATTTACCCATTGAAGCTGTGTTGTTTCTAGTACAAAGAGTGAGTAGTAAAAGATTCTTGGTTCGGTGGCTGGAAGCGTGTCATCAAAAAACTGAGGGTCTAATCCGCGAGTAGTGTCAAACACTGTTAAACCGTCTGTAATATTTACAGGGAATCCGTATTTGTTTCTTACAATCTTGAGTTTAGCCCAGGCTCCAACAGGAGTAGTCCATGACAAAGTAATCTTTCCATAGGAAGTAGAAAGAGCTTGTAAGTCTTCGGCTACAAATGAAAGCGGAGAATCGGGACCGTAGTAGCTTAGAGGAAAATCTAAACTACTATAGTAATCAAGACCATAACGTGCCATTAGAGAGTAATACCTCCAGAAGCGCCAACAGTTAGACTTGAAAGTGTTGGAAGCTCGCTCTTAGCACATTCAATGTCGTTAACTTCATAAACAGTAATAGAGCCAGTAGAAGCAGCAGTGCTCACGTTAGTGGCAAGAACCTCATACGAAATTGTATTAGCTGCCTTAGCTGTTACTCTTGCAACACCATTAAAAGTACTATCTACACCAGTAACAGATATGAACTGACCAACAGTTACGTTGTGGTTTATAGAAGTTGTTAATGTTGCAACCCCGCCGCTAAGCACTTTATTAGTCACCGTAAATGTCTGGTCGCTAGCTGTTCTTACAAGCTTTTGAAGGTTAGCACGGCTAACTCCTTCAACTCCATCCATAGCTTTTAATACATCAGAGTAACTAATGTAATCATTAAACACTACGTTATTAAAATCAAACAGGTTTTGAACTGCGGATTTAACATCTTCTAGTACCTTATCCTGTCGATAGGTAGGTAGAACAATAATGCCTCCAGCAACAGTGACTGGAACATAAGTAGGTGGTTGAAGGGTTACTGTAGTTCCAGCAGGAATCTTATCGACTAGGTATTCATCAATCTCAGTCTTTAAGTTGTTAAAGACTACAGATGTTGTAATACCATCGCTTTGTAAGCCACTGTCTCCATAAGGAGCAAAGTAAACAGTTACGCTGCTATACACATTTGCAACAGATATAGCTTTAGCTACACCTGATACTTGAATTACAAGTGATGCGTAGTCACTTAGTGACACCGCTCTGTTCAAAGCTCTAATACTCTTAGGAGCGTTAATACGGATAGAGTCTGTTGACTCTTCATCCGCACCGCCAGCCGCAGCACCAGATATTAAACCTGAGTCCTGGTTACTTACAGACAAACCATTCGAAGCGTTAGTTTTAATAAACTTAATTGTGTTAGCAGCAATATTTCCAGAAGTTCCACCACCAACGCGGTAGGTAGCTTCAAGGCTTACACCATTGAGTGGAATTCTTCCACTGATGCTATCGCCAAATTGAATAAAGGTGGTGCCATCAGAGTTTGTATAAGTAGAAAATACTGGGTCGTATCCGCTGTAGTCAACTAGGTAAGGAACCTCTGTATAAATAACTCCGTTAACGTCAATTAAAATACTTCCTTTAATCGCTGAAAGTTCTCCAAGTTCAAAGACTTGATTAGCGCTTCCATCAGATGTTCCAATGGTCTCTGCTTCAATAGTCTCGCCTTGTGTAGCAGTTACAGTATTAGAGCCGTTGTTACCTGCAGATTTAGCTGGGACGGTAACTGCACTATCTGTTTCAAATATAACTTGAGTAGTGACACCGTTACTGGTTACGTTAGCTGCAACTTTTGTGCGCTTTGGTACAGTGATAATACTGGCCGAAGAATTTTGAAAAGTAAGAAGTACTTCGGATGGGGTTGTTCTTGTTGGAGTATACCCAAGTAAACGGGCAATCTGAAGTACAGACTCTCTTTGGCTAGCGGTCTCAATAAAGGACTCGTTTGCTGTACGGTCAATGTAGTAGTGCAAACCATCGCCAATATAAGAGAACAACTCCAATAAGGTCATGCCAAAATCCGCGGGGTCGCGGTTAGTCCATTGAGGGGCGTAGTACGGGATTAACTCAATTAAGTCTTCTCGTATAGACGAGTAGTCTCTAGACGTATAATCAACTTGGGGGATGTAGTTATCGTCAGCCATTATCTAGGCACCTCCAGTAGTGTCTCTCCTGCTCTGCTTAGGATAGCAGTCTTTATCGTTACACTCTCGCTTATTGTGTCTCCTGCATACGTATAAAATACGTTAAAGTAATGTTGTTCGCTACTGTCTAAGTAATACACAACCTTAGTTAACGTTAATGGCTTTAACCACATACCAAAGGCTGTTGTTACAGCCTGATTAATTAAGCTCTTGGCAATGTCTTCTGGTTCAAAAACAGCACTCTTAGCTCCGCTTCCAAAGTTTGGACGCATAACTCGTTCACCATAAGCAGTCATAACCGCAATAACAACTCGGTCTTGCCATATCTTTTTAGGGTCGCTTGTTGCAGCAATTGACCCGTTTGAGTTAAAAGAAAACGGCAAGCTTATAGCCGTTGATACATCACTCATAGTTCTACTCCCATCCATACTGGAAAGTTAGGGTCTCCAGCAATAAACATAACCCAAACCTTTTGTCCTACCGCTGGCACCAGCCTGTGTGGCGTGTGCTCAGGGAACTCTGTAGTTATTTCTAAATCGTCATTCCACTTGTTATCTGTATTGGCATCAGTCTCATGAGCATGGTCAAGGCTTAGGCTGTTACCTGTGTGGTTATTAGTGTGTGCCGCTGTATAGCTAAAGCTGTGAGTATGAGAACCAAAAGTAGCAACTGTAGCTCCGCCAGTGGTCCCTGAAATTGCATGGTCAGCATGAGCGTTAAGTAAGGCAGCTACTTCAACAGCTAGATGCTTCTTATGGTCAGGGTGATTAGAGTTAGAGGTTACAGGCAGGCATGGTCTAGCCCACTCTGTCATCTCCTGCCCCATGACCTGAGGAACCTGAAGCTTAATCTTGTTCTCACCTTCAGGGTCATCGTTCTCAGCACAGATACCTTCGTATAGTCCATAGAACTTAGCGTTGTATTCTTTCATCGAGTTCTTGCCACCGCCTTAGCCACACGTGCGGCAGTTGCAGCCGTACGTTTTGGTTCTGTAGAGGCAGTCCGTTTTCCAACTGCTTTGTTTGCAGTCTTCCAAACAGCTGCGCTGTTGTTAGCAGTGGTTAGTTTATTTCTATTTTTAATCTTTCCAAAACTATCCTTTGTTGTAGGCGTGTACTTAATTCCCGTCCGAACAAGTTTAGTCTTTGCCTTCACTTTGGTGTTTTTCTTATTAGGAATAATGACACGGTTTTCACCTACAGGGTTTTGTATATCCTGCCCATCTTCCCAACGGTTAGCCTGACCTAGTCCATCAGTGCCCAAAGTAACAACAGTTGTGTAAACATAGTTCTTTACTGTTTCTTCTTTAATCTTATGCTCTGTACTTAGTACAGTCCAAAACCCAGAGTAGTTAGGTCCCAAACCATTTAAATAAATTGGCATACCTGGTCTTAGTGACGGGCTGCCCATAAGCTCAGCTTCGGCTCTATATGGAAACGCGTTTCTTAGCTCTGCTGCTTCAGCCTCATATTCTGCAATCTCGGCGTTTGTAGTAACAGCGTCTGTGTTATACCTATCAAAAAATTCTTCTTGAGACTTTGCTCGTGTTCTTTTATTTCTTTTTTGTTTAGTAGCGGCATATGCAGACTTACTATTTTTATCTACACCGCCCACAGCTACAGCAGCTTTCATGTCTCCATCAAAACTTAAAGACTCACTAATAATTGGTTTAAAAGTATAGATGCTACCGAGACCCATACCAACCTGTATTTGGGTAAAAGTAGGTGCTTCAGCCCTAAGTTCTTTATAGTCTTCTAATAAAGGTTTTAGGTATACTTCAGTATTTTCAGTTCTTAAACCCCATCCAATTTGTTTAGCTAACTTAACAAGCATCTGCCAATCAGTTAACCCAGGATGAGATATCTGTTCAAACACTCTGGGGTGAGGGTTAGTTATAGCAACAAGACCATGCTTACTAGCAATCTCGTCTACAACCATATCGGCTGTGTAGCCTTTGTACACTCCTTGAGATGCCTGCTTTAATGGGAAAGACCCACCAATACAGGTAACCGTAATAAAGTTTTTACCCGCTGTTTGGTCAGTCTCTACATGGTGAATGTACCCGTAGAAGTCTCTACTATTTACCATAGATAAGAACGATGCTTCTACTGGAGTTCCTGGTCGGATGTTGTCGTAATCGTATCCCCAGTCTTTAAATGTAAACTCCGCTACCTCATGCTCATAAAACTTTTGTTTTAAGGTCGCTGAATATACATAGGTTGGGTCATCAGCACCATTAGGAAATGAAATTCGTACCTGATTAGACATTAGGTATCCTTAGAATTGCTCCATTAGGTATATTCTCAAAGTCATCTATTTCAGGATTAAACTCAGCAATCAACCACCATAGGCTTGGTCGTCTGTAGTACTTTTCAGCTATAGAGTCTAGTCTTTCCCCTGTTATGTATTTATGAGTATCGTAAGTTACGTAACCAAGTTCGGTAAAATCATAAAACACAACTGGGTTTTTACTTGCGCCAGCTTCTACAGAGTAAAAATCAACTAAAGAAAACTCGTACCTAGAGCCTGCTTTTATCATAGATATCTCCTATACAATCATTGAGCCAGCAAAGCAATCAAACGAGATGCTTACTACTGTTCTTAGAGGGACCATGTTTTCAGCAAAAGATGTGTGATTAATAGATAAAGAACTTGCCCATCCAACATAAGACAGGCTATTCATTGAACTAAAATTATTAGTATCTCCACCCAATTCAAAGGCTAAAAGCGTAGGTTGTAAGTATCCTAGGTCAGCTGTCTTTTTTCCTAGCATGTTTACCCAACCATCTGCTGCTTGGTTTCCAAACTTTCCATCACCATTTATAGCTTTGAATAGATACTCAAGGTCCGCCATTGTTCCAAGTTCAGCAAGTTTTTTAATCTGTAGTGAGTAATCTTCAATTTTTGCTAACGGGTGCTTACCACCGTTTGTATAGTAT